GTACCACGATGACGGCAGCGCGGCGTGGACCGAGCGGTACCGCGCCTTCAAGCGGTGGCTGAGTCCGCGTCATGTGATCCGGTGGCGGGTGGAGCACCCGGAGTCTGGTGAGGGCCGCACGCTGCACATGCGGTACGTGGACTCGGGTAACCCGACCGCGACTCTGGACCACCGTCAGCGCGGGTGGAAGCTGATGAACCTGCATTTCGTGGCTGATGAGCGCCCGTTCTGGGAGGGTGACGCGATCTCCCGGTCGTGGCGGCAGGCGGAGCCGGTGGACTTCTTCGACCCGGACGGCAGCCCGCCGTTCCATGTGTCGCAGTCGGCGCTGCTGGGTGAGGCGACGGTGCATAACCCTAGCGATGAGCCGGTGTGGCCGGTGTGGACGGCTGATGATGGCGACTTCGACAGTGTGACTGTGGGTGTGGATGGGCGCGTGGTCCAGGCGCCGATTGAGGTGCGTCAACCTCAGCCGGTGGATGTGGCCGTGAATGGTGACGGCAGCAGCACGGATGGCCGGTCGGTGGTGGGTGAGAACCTGGCGCGTAACCCACGCGGGCGGAACAACGAGCGTCAGACGTTGGTTCAGAACCTGGTCACTAACCCCCGCGGCCGCCCCACTGACACTGAAGCCGAGGTTGACCCGCTCGCACCAGTCGGGTGGGACGGCCCCGGCATCTGGTGGTCCGCCGAGCATGACGCTGTGCACGTGCCAGCCGGGGCGAGTGTGAACCTGCCCACCGAGGCACTAGACCAGACCTCGACACTCGCAGTGTTCGATGCTGAGACCGAGAACGCCTCCTACCACACGGTCACCGCCCCGGTGACACTGCCTCCCGCAGATGAGGACCGGTACGTGCGGGTCATGGTCACCCCCGGCGCCTACGACGGCCCGTACGTGGACGGGGACGCCGACCCGGAGCTGGAGACGGTGGTGGCTTGGACTGGTGAGCCGCACGAGTCGGCCACTGAGGTCACCGCACTGCACCCGGCCGGGTGGTCTGAGGGCGTGCGCTACAGCGAGGATGAGGACGCGGTGTACGTGCCTGAGGGCGTGGCCGCCGAGCCGGGCAGTGAGCCCGCTGAGGGCGGCACGCTGGTGGTGCGTGATCTGACCGCTGGCACGATCACCCGGCAGCCGATCAACGGCACCCCGCGCCTGCCAGCGGCGAGTCATGGCCGGTATGTGCGGGTGATGACCACCACGCAGGCCCTGTACCGGGGCGCCTACATCGATGCTCACACCGGGCACGCCGACGATGAGGATCTGACCGTGGAGTGGGCCGGGGACGAGGGTGAGTCCGGTTTCCAGCTGACGGCGCCGCGCCCGGAGCACTGGGACGGTGAGGGCATCTACTACAGCCAGTCTAGGCAGGCGGTGTTTGTGCCCGCGCTGGTGGAGGTGGGTGTGCAGGCCACCGGCGCTGGTGAGTTGGTGGTGGACGCCCCCGGCGGGGTGTACCGCACGCCGTTTGAGGGCGTGATCCCGGCTGCGACCAGCGACCGATACCTAAAGTTCGAGGTGTGGCAGCCCACCGGTGAGCCGCTGGTGCTGACCCTGGACTCCCGGCCCGGCCCACGGGGCAAGTCTGCGTATCTGAACGAGCAGCGCCGCACCCCGGATTTGACGCGCCGGGAGTGGGCGCCGATCCCGCCCGGCGAGGCCGTGCCGGTGACGCTGGAGATGGTCGGCGATGGCCGGGTGACTTGCACCATCACACCGTTGTATTCGGAGGCGTACTGATGCTGTCGCGGGTGCACCTGGAGGTTTACGACCGCGAGTTCGCCTACCAGGGGCACATTGACGCGCCCGCGACGCTGACCGCCACCCGCCGCCACCTGACCGGCACCAGCACGGCAGAATTCACGATGGACGGCACCGGGGACGTACGTGACGCCCTGACCGGCGACGGCGCGGTCGTGGTCGTGGTCCTGGACGATGAACCGTTCCTGGCTGGCTGGGTGGCTTCCGATGCTGGGGATACCACACCGGGCGGGCCGCTGACCTATGAGCTGGTCGGCTTGGACTCGCTGCTGTGGGACATCCTCGGCTGGCCCGTCCCGGCCAACGGCTTGGACAGCCAGAACGTGGGCTATTGGCGCGAGTCTGGCCCGGCGGAGACGGTGCTGAAAGCCGCTGTGCAGCAGAACGCTGACCGGCTCGGGCTGCCGGTCACGGTCGCACCTGACCAGGGGCGCGGCGGCGATGTGCAGGTGCAACTGCGGTTCCACCCGCTGATCGACCGGCTCCAACCGAAACTGATCGCTGCCGGTGTTGGCGTCACCGTGGACCTGGTCGAGGGCCAGGGCCTGGTGGTGGACTGCTACGAGGTCACCGAGCACGAGATCCCGCTGGATGCCGAGTCCGGGGTGCTGACCGGTGGCACGTGGAAGCGCACCAAGCCCACGATCACCCGTGTGGTGGCCGGGTCCCAGGGTGAGGCTGAGGCCCGCCAATTCTGGGGGCCGACCGTGGCCGACTGGGAGAGCAACAGCCCGCGTGTCATCGAGCATTTCATCGACGCCCGCGACGTGTCCGACGATGAGGACGACGACGGGGACGCTGAGGCCGAGACTCAGGACCGCATGGATGAGGCCATCGCCGACGGCGCCGAGGTTTACGACCTGGCCCTGGAGCTGGAGGCCACGGACGAATTCGCCTACGGGCTGCACTGGCAACCGGGCGACATCGTGCCACTGGCCCCGCGCCCGGATGTGACGATCCCCGCCCAGATCGCCGCAGCGGAGCTGACTATCGACGGGGGTGTTCGGGTGCGCCCCGTGGTGGGGTCTGGCGATGACCCGCTGGCCCAAGCGCTGGGGCCGCTGATTAAGCAGGTACGGGCCTTGAGTCGGGCCAGGAGAAACGAGGCAGTGAGGTAACTATGGCGATCATCAGCGCAGGGTATCCGCGCATCTCCCCCGACCGGCCAGCGTCCATTGACGCGATCCAGTGGGCGCGTATGGCTTCCCACTTGGGCGCTGAGTACTGGGTTGGTGGCACCACGGATTGGGCTGTGCGACCAGTGAGCGGCGCGGACCGGACTGTGACCGTAGGTGTCGGCACCGGTGGTGGGCATGGCGTGCAGGATGAGGTCACCGAACCTGAACCGGTCCAGTTCGAGCCGCTGAACAGTGGTACCCGGTGGGACACTGTTGTGGCCCGCCGCGACTGGGCCAACGCTGAGACCACGTTCGTCGCGTTGCGTGGCGGGACCGCACGTGCCATCGCCTCCCGCGCCACCGAACCTGGCGCCGTCGATGAGCAACCGGTGGCCCTGTGTCAGCTGCAATCGGTGACCGGTGGCACCCGGATCGGGACCATTGACCACCTATCCCCACGGGTGAGCCCCGGCGGGATGATCGTCCACCACCCCGAATCTTTGGCGTTCCTGACCAAACCTGGCGCCAAGGTGTACGTGGTCAGTGAGGGCCGGGAGTACCACCGGGTACTGACCAGCCAGGGTGTGGGCACCTGGCGGGAGGTCCCCACTGAGGACTCCGGGCAGGTCAACCCCCGCAACGGGTACCAGCGTGACCTGGTGTGGTGGCGCACCGGCCAGTCACTGAACGTGCGCGCCAGGCCCTACCACCCATCCACACCCATCCAGCGGCAACTGTTGATGTATGTGCTGCCGTCCGCTATTCGCCCACCGGTGCAGATCGAGACCACCGGCCTCGCCAGCTTCCAGGACCACGACCGGTCCCGGATTTTCCCGGTGGTGTTTGAGACGAACGGCAATGTGCGCCTGTACGCCACCGCCGAGTCCGGGACGTTGCCGCAGGGCGTGAGCGTGCACTTCCAGACCGGTTGGAACCTCTACTAAGGAGCACCATGGCTGTCCAGTATTTCCCGATGGTGGCCCGACTGGCCGATGGCACGTTTGAGCCGTCTCTGCCTGGTCAGGGTGGGACCGTGGTGCATGTGGGCACCGCCGACCCGGCCGAGATCAGCGAGGACGCTGCCGGGGAGCAGGTGATCCCTGCCTCACGCCTGGAGGTCGGCACCGATGCACCCCTGGTGCCCGGGTTCTTCTCCCTGGATGATTCCCACTACTTGGACTGGTTGGCTGACAACGGGCTGCGGGTGCCCCTGTTCTCCCCGGAGGGCTCCGCCCAGGCTGCGCAAGCCGCGCAGGAGGCCGTGGAGTCCCTGCGGGCTGAGACCCAGAACTTCATCAACACTGGTGGCCGCATCCACATTCTCGGCACCCTGGATGACGCCGGTGAACTTCCCGGCGAGCCGGCCAACCCAGAAGACGCTTGGCTCATCGACGGTGACATCTGGGTGCACACCGCCGCTGATGGGTGGACCAACGCGGGCCGCATCCAAGGCCCCAAGGGCGAGACTGGGGACAGTGGCATCACGTGGGACGAACTGGACCACCCGGATGTTTTTCCCCCGGAGGCGCACCACCACCCGGCCGGGGACATCACCGGCACCCTGGACGCCGCCCGCATCCCCGCACTGCCCTACCGGGGCTCCAACTGGACCCCGACCGCCGACCAGGTCCAGGGCCTCGATGAGCATGTAGGTGGCCTGTCCTCAGTGGTGCGCCTCGATGAGGTCGAACTGACCGGCAGCTCCGAACAGGGCACGAACCTGACCATCCCCACCGCGCTGCGGGGGGCTTTCGACCACTACACCATCACGCTCATGGCCGGGGCGGAGGTAGCAGGAGACCTCCGCCGCGTCTGTGTCCACATCAACGGAGACCAGGAAGAGAACTACCGCTTTGTCAGCAGGGCCTGGGCCAGAGACCTAATCACCAATATAATCGGGTCCATCACGACCATCCCAGCAACCGCTTTCACCGGGAACTTCCTCGGCGGCTCAGCCACCATCACCCTAATTCCTCACACCGGGGCGGACATGGTCTCTTGGCACGCCTATGGCACCGGGAACATGGGGGGCAACCCTGCCGAAATGTTCACATTCCTCACAGGCGGGCGCTACTCAGGACCGACCCAGGAAATCACCCACTTCCAGATCGCCACTAGCCAAGCCTCGCAGTGGCGCCCCGGTTCCACCGCCACCCTGTGGGGCTACAGATGAACGGAGAAGTCATGCCTGACCTGGTAACTATGCCGTTTGGTGAACTGGAACGGCTCGCGGAGGCCGTCCAGGAAGAACTCGACCGCCGCCGCCGGCTGAATTCCATTCCAGAAGCCGTCGCGCAGATGAACGCCACCTACGAACAGGCCCAGGAAACCGCCGACGCTGTCCCGTTCGACCCCGTGCCCCACTTCGGCCACGGCCCCGGCACCACCGTGACCTGGGACGGCGAGGAATGGAAGAACATCTCCGGCGCGTGGCTCACCGTGTCACCGGCGGACTATCCACTGGGGTGGTCCCAGCAGTCCGGCCTGCCCGACGACGTGCCCCAGTGGGAACCAGGTATCGACGTGACCGCCGGGGACCTGTACGAGTATCAGGGCACCGTGTACCGCGTAATCCAGGACCATGCCACACAAGAGGGCTGGACCCCTGATGCCGTGCCCGCGCTCTACACACCCCAAGGGTGACCCGTGTCTAACGGCCACCGCCCCCGCCGGGTAGCGCGCCTGTTCGCGTCCATCGCAGGCACCCTCGCCGGGCTGTTCTTCATCATCTTCCCGCCGATGAGCTCCACCCAACTACTAGAGGCATCCTGGCCCGCCCGCACCTGGGGCGCCTTCTTCCTCGCCGGCGGCATCGTGTCCGCCGTGGCCTGGTGGCGGCGCAACCTCACCGTGGACCTGCTCGGCCTCACCTGCCTCGCCGCAGGCACATTCACCCTCACCGGCAACCAGCTGATGCTGATGCTGGAGCACCCCATCACCTACACCCGAGGCGGCGGCACCGTTGTCCTCGCGGTGCTACTGGGTTTCCTGGTCGCTCGCCTACAGGACGTCTACCAAGACAGCAAGGAGGCCCAGGCTGCCCAAGACGCCCTAGCCGAAGCACGATCTGACGGGGGCGAGGCCGGTGAGCGGAAACGCAATTGAGATCATCATGGTCGTCCTCGGCGGGGCCGGGGTCGCCATCATCACCGCCGTCGGCAAGCTCATCAAAGACGCCCGCGACGGCCGAACCGCCAAAGAAGAATCCACCCTGTCGCAGTGGAAGGAGATCGCCGCCGAGCACGAGCGGACAGCCGAGCGGGCCTGGGGCATCGTCGCCGCCTACAGGCGCTGGTATCCGCGCCTGTGGGCGGCCTACGTCGGCGCCACGAACGACCGGGACACCTTCCCCACCGACCCCACCCACCAGGACGAGAACGCCTGACCCGTCCGCCACCACTGAGCCCGCCACCCGAGCGGGCTTCTTTTATGCCAGAACGGAGGGGCCGATGGTCACGATCCGTAACCAGCTCGTCTCATCGCGAGCAGTCACCAGCTCTGGGACCAACCCGCGCCGCTACATCACGATCCACGAAACGGCCAACACCGCCCGGGGCGCGAACGCTCAGGCCCACGCCAACCTGCAATCTAATGGGTTCTCCGCGTCCTGGCACATCACAGTGGACGACACCCAAGCCATCCGCTCCTACCCCGACACAGTGCGCTGCTGGCACGCAGGCGACGGGTCGGGTCACGGGAACATGTCCTCGATCGGCATCGAGATCTGCGTCAACAGCGACGGCAACTTCAACCGGGCCAAGGCCAACGCCGCCGCCGTGGTGCGCCAGCTGCGGCAGCAGTACAACATTCCCCGGTCGCGGGTGGTGCAGCACAACCACTGGTCGGGCAAGAACTGCCCGGCCAACCTGCGCCGGTCCGGGTGGGCGGCGTTCCTGGCCAGCACCGACCCAGGCAGCAGTAGTGGAGGTTCCGTGAGCAGACCAGCATTCGTCTCCCCAGCCGAAGGGCGCGTGTCCTCCGAATGGGGCAGTCGCCGCCACCCCATCACCGGCAAGGCCGGGTTTCACCGGGGCATCGACATCGCCAACAACACCGGTACTCCAATCTACGCCGCTTACGGTGGCACCGTTCGCCAGGCCAACACTGGCACTGGCAACAACCCCATCACCGGGGCATGGAACACCGGACGCTCGATCATCATCGACGGCCCTGGCGGCGGCAGCGAGTTCTACGGTCACCTGAACACCATCAGCGTGCGCAAGGGCCAGCGGGTCCAGGCCGGGGACCAGATCGGCACGATGGGCGCCACCGGCAACGTCACCGGGCCTCACCTGCATTTCGAGCGTTGGGCCGGCCGCAGCCAGGGCGGCGGTGCCGGTAAGGGCAACACCATCAACCCACGTGTTGACTTCAACCGGCACGGCATCCGGCCCGGCTCCAAACCGGTGCGCACCAACCGCCAGCACATCCCCGAGAAAGGACAAGCCGTCATGGCTACACCGCAGCAGATCTGGGCCTACTCCAACCCCGACGTGGACGAACGCCAGGTCTACAGGATGCTCCGCAACATGGCCGAAGACGCCTGGGGCCACCGCGACCTGGACTACCTGAACAACAACGCCACCACGAAGAACCACCAACTCGCCCGCTCCGCCCAGCGCTCCCACCAGATCTGGCAGCGCATCCGGCAGGTCGCCTGGCGCACGTGGCTCGCTACCGGCATCTGGAACCGGCGCATCGCCCCCGAGGCCACCGTCGCCACGCAGTTCCCGAACATCCGCAAGGACGGCTACCGGGCCAGCACCTGGCAGCAGTACACCTACCTGCAAGTTCGCCGCGCCCGCGAGGAGGCAGACCAGCGTGCACAGCGCGCCGAGGCCAAGGCCGACAAGCTCGAACTGATGATCGAGACCCTCGCCCACGCCGAAGGTGAGCACATCTACGAAGCCGTCGCGGCGGCTATGGCCGAGCACGACCGCCGCCAGGTCGAGGTCAGCGTCCAGGTGAGCGCACCCGAGGAGCAGGCCGCCGACGAGGCCGAGGCCGAGACCGACCAGGTACTCGACGGCGACGACGACCCCAAGGAGGAGGAGTCCTGATGGCAGCAAACAAGAAGACCGGCACCACTGAGCCGGTCAGCATCGGCGGCGGCGTCATCGCCCTAGTGGCCGCTGTGCTGCCCGTGCTGGTGCTGTTCGGCGTGGACCTGACCGAGGCCCAGATAGCCGGGATCCAGGGTGTTGTGGTGGCCGTGGTGGCGCTGGTGACTATCGTCATGCGCGGCAAGGTCACCCCGGACATCAAGGTAGTGGAGCGGGTAGGCGCTGGCACCGAGGTGGTCGCCGGCCCAGCGAACGACCGTGTAGCCGAGGGCGTCGTGGTCCGCGACCAGACCAAGAAGGCGGGACCCTCCGGTCAGGACAGGCCACTGTAACCATGCGCCCGCACCTGCCCATCTGGGACGAGGCCTACCGGTGCAGGGAGTGCGGGCAGTCGTGGAACAACGCCCGCAGCGCACGGGAGTGCTGCACCGACTAGACCCTTACGCGAGACCGCCCCCGCAACTGTTCGGAAATCCCGGACGGTTGCGGGGGCGGTCTTTCGTGTGTCCACTCCCCCTTGAGTCGCCGGCCCTGGCTGCCACCAGGGGACGTGCACAGGGCTTGATTAGGTGGGATCAAGGGTGGTCGCTGGCCTATGTGTGCACCCGTGTGTGCACCTGGCGATGGTTGCTGAACATACGGAAGGCCAGGAACCGTTGGGATTCCTGGCCTTTCTCCTGTCGGGCTGGCGGGATTTGAACCCACGACCCCTTGACCCCCAGTCAAGTGTAGAGCCATTATCGAGGCATGAGATTTGCGCACGAGCACACCGATAATCGGCGGAATGACGCTGATTCTGCGGCATACGGGCTGCGCATGTGCGTACACTAAGCACGAACATGCATGTGTGAACCTATGTGTGCACCTAGGAGATGAGCCATGGTCAAGAAGCGATCCCCCGGCGACGGCGGGCTGTACTACCTGCCCAAGCGCGGGCTGTGGCGAGCCACCATCGAACTGGGCTACGGCCCAGACGGTCGGCGTAAGCAGAAGCACGTGCACTCCCGCACCCAACGAGGTGCTCGCGACAAGGCGGCAGCGATCCGCGCTGAGATCTCCGAGCACGGCGCACCGCTGGACCGTGCCACCACTCTGGAGTCCTGGGCTGAGCACTGGCTGACCACGGTCGCCAAGCCGCACCTGAAGCCCAACACCTACATCGCCTACTCATCGCTAACCCGGCGCTGGATCGTGCCCACCATCGGGCGTAAGCGAGTGGCGAACCTCAAGCCCTCCGACGTGCGAGCCGTGGCCGAGGCCATGCGCGCCGCTGGGAAGTCCTCCAGCTCGTCCAGGCAGGCCTACCGGGTGCTATCCCAGATGCTGGAGTCAGCCCACGACGAAGGCCTCTGCGGGACGAACGTCGCTGCACAGGTCAAGGCCCCCAAGAAGGCTGCCACCGACCGGGGCGCATTCACTCGCGAGCAGGCCATGGCCATACTGCGTGCCACGATGCCGCTGCCGGACCGCACCCGCTGGTGGGCGGGCTTCACCATGGGGCTGCGCCAGTCTGAGGCCCTGGGCCTGCGCTGGGAGGATGTGGACCTCACCCGTGGGCAGGTCAGCATCTCCTGGTCCCTAGAAGAGGTCCCACGCGAGCACGGCTGCCCCGAAGCGGACCCGTGCGGACATCGGCTCACGGCAAGGTGCCCGCAGTGGCGCTGGCGCATCCCGGACGGCTTCGAGCTGGAGCACCTGAGGGGACGCTGGTGCCTGATCCGGCCCAAGAATGCCACCGGTCGCTCGGTGCCCCTCATCGCCCCAGTGGTCACCGAACTGCAACGCTGGCAGCAAGCCATGGACGGTCAGCCAAACCCCCACGGGCTGGTGTGGCCGGCAGATAGTGGCTCACATCGCACGCCCCGCGATGACGGTCAGGCCTGGCGCAACCTGCTGCACGCCGCCGGGGTGATCCCTGCTGAGCAGTTGGAGGCAGGCAAGGGTGCCCCTGGTACGCACTGGGCCAGGCACACCGTGGTCACCGTGCTGATGGAGCTGGGAATCGACCCGACCATCGTCGGGGAGATCGTGGGTCACGGCAGTGTCGAGGTCACTCGCGGCTATCAGCACGTGTCCTCCGATGCTGCTCGCGAAGCCGTCACGAAGCTTGGGGCACGCTGGGGTGAGGCGCTCATCGGGCAGTAACAGGGCCTGCACTCACCGATCCGATACCCAATTCCGGTCGCTCGCGCCGCCAGTCGCTCCTACAGTGGGCTGTGTGCCCCATTACTACCGGGGCTCGGGGCGACAAAGGGGGGTCGTGTGATGCAACCAATGGCACCCACCCCCCCGCTCGCTGGCACACGCTTAGGGCCTCGGACCATGCCGGTTCGAGGCCCACCTGCAATACTCGCTACGCCCTGTCGTTCGCCCGACGCTCCGCCTCAGCGAAGAGGCGTGAGAGCGGAATCTTGAAGGCCTCGGCAATCTTGGCGAGTGTGACCACATCCGGCTGTCGCTTGCCTTCCTCATACAGCCGGTAGGAGGTCCGCGCCACACCGGTGCGGCGTGAGACCTCAGCCTGCGTGAGATCCGCCACGCCGCGCTCAGCGCGCAGTGTAGCGGCCACAGCGCTAATCCAGCGCATTTCGTCGGCGTGTTCCATAAGGAGCACAGTAGCGCCTACATGACGACAAAACAAGCCCGAAGAGACATGATTGGTTCCTTGTAAATGTTCCGTTTGACGACTAACGTTGCCCGCATGACGACACCGGACCGCATCACCGAAGGCCTGGCGAAGGTCGTAAGCACAGCCATCAAGGCTGATGGGAAGTCGCAGCGGCAGGTGTCCAGCGAGACAGGGATACCGCTGGTCACCCTCAACCGCCGGCTCACTGGCCGCTCGGCATTCGTCACCACCGAGCTAGTCGCCATCGCAGATGTCCTCGACCTCAGCGTCGTGGACATCTTCTTGCGTGTGGAGCGACTCAGCGACGCCGCCTGACCCAGACATAGCAGCGCCCCCGCGCATCCGCCAAGACACCGGGGGCCACTACCTACAGAAGGAGTATCTCATGAGAGAGCTAACCCAGTTCAACTTCCACGGGGAGGGCGTGCGCGTCGTCGCAGACGAGCACGGCGAGCCCTGGTTCGCCTTGGAGGTGGTCTCGTGACCCGCTCACTACCGTCCTGGCCCGCGCTGATGACCAGAGACAGTGCCGCCGCCTACCTGGACATGTCCCCCAGGAAACTCGATGACCTACAGGCGCAGGGGCACGTCATCCCGGTCAAGTCGCACTCCGGCAAGCGATTCGCCCGCTCCGAACTGGACCGATACGTCGAGTCACTGCCCGAGTGGGGGGAGAAGTCAGCATGACCCCCACCGGCCCCACCCTCCGCGACCAGGGCCAGGATGCCGTCCTCGCCGCCGACACAGCCGTGCATCGCGGTTTCGCTGAGCACGTCCACGATGCGGTGGATCAGCTGATCGCGGCCGGTCAGGTCTTCGACGCCGAGGATATTCGGGCCCTTGTCCCTGAGGGTGTCGAGCCCCACTCGCCAAACCTGCTGCCGGCAATTCTCGGCAGTCTCGCCGCCCGCGACCGCATCCGCGCCGTGGGTCACCGCCGCTGCACCCGCCCGTCCCGAAGGGCTGGGTGGATGAGGATTTGGGCCGCTACCTGACCACACAAGCAAGCGCCCCCGCCGACCAACCAAGACCACGCGGGGGCACCAACCGAAAGAAGGATATCCGATGAACCTCACCCTCCTTCCATTGCCCCGGTGGGTCATGGACACCCTCTCCGACATCCTCGCCGACGCGGACCTGAATCACGAGCTGACCGCCCGCGAGCACTACTACCTGCTCGACGGCGCCACCCTCGCTCAGGAGGCGGCCCGATGATCCGCGTCAAGAACTGGCTGGGTAAGTACCTGTTCCCCGGCTCCGGTCGGCACGCCGCTGGCGGTGAGCTGACCATGCCGCCCCCAGACACCGCCGCCGAGGACCATCTGATCGAACAGGCCAAGGCGCACGTGGCAGCCATGGCCGCCGGTGAGGCATTCCGCCGCCAATACACCCCCGAGGAACAGGTCGCCGCCGACGTTGAGACCAACAACGACCTGGCCCCATGGACCCGGAAGCTGATCGATGACTGACCACCGCTACCGCCCACCCCTACCCGATGCGTACATCGACGCCATCGCCACCGGTGCCCTGCCCGAGGACTACGACGTAGACCTGTGGCGGGCTGAGCGGGACGCCAACGAGATCGCCGAAGCCGCCGACCGGCAGCGGGACTGGGACAAGGAGGACGGCTGGTGACTGTCCTCGATGCGATCCCCGAGGCCGCTTACCACAGCGACCTGGACACCCTGTCCGTGTCCGGCATGAAGGTGCTGCTGCGCAACCCCGCCAGGTTCGCCTACGAGCGGACCCACAAGCGCCCCGCCACCGACGTGATGGATATCGGCTCGGTGGTCCACGAGATGCTGCTGCACGGAGCTGATGGGCGGATCCGGGTGTGCGATGCCTATGACTGGCGCAAGCCCGCAGTCAGGGCTCAGCGTGACGAGTGGCGCTCTGAGGGCCTGATCGCTATCCACCGGGGCCAGCTGCGTGAGGCTGCCCGCATCCGCCAGGGCGCCATGTCTGACCCGTACGTGGCTGATGTCCTCAGCGCTGGCAAGCCGGAGCAGTCCATGTACTGGACCGACCCCCAGACCGGTGTGCCGCTGCGGGGCCGGGTGGACTGGCTACGCGATGACGCGATCGTGGACGTGAAGACCACAGCAGCGGGGGGCACCGACACCACAGCTTTGGAGCGCACAGCAGCGTCCATGGACTGGCCCATGCAGGCAGCGCAGTACAGCGACGGGCACGAGGTCATCACCGGCCAGCGCCTGCCGTTCATCTTTTTGGTGATTGAGCGTGAGCCGCCCTACCTGGCCCGAGCCTTACAGCCCTCCGCTGCGGACCTGGAAGCGGGCCGTGAGCGCGTCCAGAAAGCCCTGGAGGCATACGTCCACTACGAGACCCACGGCTACCCCGCCGGCATCACCGGCATCGAACCCCTACCCGTCGCGCCCTGGTATGGGCGCTGAGAGGACGAATCATGGCATCGACCGAAGCAACGAAGTTTCACGCCCCAGCTGCCACCCCGACCATTGGGCAGGTCATCAACCAGATGCAGGGCGAGATTGCCCGGGCACTACCGAAGGGTATGGACGCCGACCGCATGGCCCGCCTGGCCTTGACGGTGGTCCGGCAGAACCCGCGCCTGGCTGAGTCCACCCCGCAGTCTTTCGCCGGGGCGCTGCTGACGGCAGCCGCGCTGGGCCTGGAGCCTGGCGTGAACGGCGAGGCGTACCTGGTGCCTTACCGGGACAAGAGGAAGGGCATCACCGAGTGCCAGCTGATCATCGGCTACCAGGGCATGACGAAATTGTTCTATCAGCACGAGATGGCCTCTCACATCGACGCCCAGGCCGTCTACGCCAACGACGAGTTCGATTACGCCTACGGCACCAGCCCGTTCCTGTCCCACAAGCCAGCACGTGGCGACCGGGGCGACCTGGTGGAGTACTACGCCGTCGCGACCCTTACGTCCGGCGCGTCCGCGTTCGTGGTGCTGTCCCCCGAAGAGGTCAAGAACCTGCGCCGAGGACGGGTCGGGTCATCTGGTGACATCCCGGATCCGCTGCGGTGGATGGAACGCAAGACCGCACTGCGTCAGCTGATCAAGCTGCTGCCGAAGTCCACGAACCTGATCCGCGCTGCTGAGGCTGACGAGAAGCCCGGATCCCAACTGCACCAGAGCCTGGTGGCCGAGGACCCGCAACAGATCGAACAGGCCCCAGTGGACCTCTCCGACGCCCCTGAGGCTAACGAGGCCGAGTGGCCACCAGTGCAGGAGGCCCCCGATGCCTGACGACGACTACACCACTGGGTATCTGGACGTTGGCTGGGTGGCCCCAACCCTGCACACCCTGCACGAAACCCCCGGGCAGGCCGCCAGGGACCTGGAAGCAGCCGCTGAGGCTGAGGTGCACCAGGCACCGAACGGCACCGGGCTGGTGGTCCTGGCACGGGCGCAGGGGCTGATCGAGGAGGCACTGCGATGAGGATCAAGCGCAAGATCAGACAGCACCGCCGCGACTTCACCGCGATCTACCAGTGCGAACGCTGCGGCCACGAGAGGGAAGGCTCCGGCTACGACGACCACTACTTCCACCAGCACGTCATCCCCGCCATGGTGTGCGACGGGTGCGGCGAGATTGGCCGGGGACCGTCGTCCTCGCCGGACGTGCCAGCGGGAGTAGTGCTATGACCCCCCGCCACCCCATCTGCCAGGACTGCTGGCTAGAGCACCCCGAAGGAGCGTGCGACCGATGAACCCCGACATCCGCGAACTCCTCCGCCTGGCCGCCGGCGCCATGGGCGCCCTGCTGTGGGTCCTGGTGGTCGTCACCGGGGTTTGGGTGGCATTCGGATGAGCGAGCCGACCATCTACCCCACCGCCGGCGGACGCGGCCCCGACTGGGAAGCCATCAGCGCCGCCGCCCAACGCCCCCACGAGCACACCGCCACCGTAACCACCGTCAGCGAGTACACCCAGACCGGACCACGCACCGCCCTCGAGGCATACGAGTCCCGCCGCAAACGACTGCGCGAGGCGGGCACGCCGCACCAGGCCCACCGCCACACCCTCACGATCCGGTACGTCGATCACGCCTGCAGCACCGTGACCATCACCTACGCACCCATCGAAGACACCGACCAGCTCCCCGGACAAGGCGAACTCGACCTGGACGCCGACTCATGACCCGCACCTGCACCGGTTGGTCCCTCACCAGCGCGTTCTCCGCGTACCGGTGCCGCCACAAACCCACACGTGGCGGCCTGTGCGCCGCGCACCTGGCCTACCCCGACCGGCCATCACTACCCCGACCCACCGACGCACCCAAGGAGAAGACCAAATGAGCACCGACACCACCGCCGAGCAGGTCCGCCGCGTCGCCGCAGCACTGGAAGACGCACAAGCCGCCATCCCCGACATGGGCCCACGGGACACCGCTCGCTTCATCGTCGCCAACCACGGCATCCGAGCAAAGGGGACCGACCGATGACCACGATCACCACAACCGCCGAACTGGACGCGCTGCCCGAAGACGCGATCATCCGCGACAACCACGGCATTGCCGTCCACCGCCGCGTCACGGGCTGGTGGACCACGACCGGGATGCACTCGCTGGAGACGGGCGCGATCGCTGCCGAGGGGCTACCCGCCACCGTCCTGCACCACCCAGACACCCCGCCCGCCGCCCGCCTCGCCGCCGTCGAAGCCGCGCTCTCGAACCATCCCCGCGTCTGTGACCTCTACCCCGACGAAGGGCCGTTCGCCTGCGGGTGGAAGAGCGCCGTCGCCGACATCGAGGCCGTTCTCTCGGCGGCCCCCACCAACACCACCAAGGAGGCCGACCGATGAGCACCCCGGAACCCGCCTACGTCACCCCCCGAGGATTCACCGGCTACGCCGACCTCACCGACCGGTACGGCGCTAGCCTACGGGTGCAGGGATCCAGCCTCGCCACCGAACCGTGCGTCTGGATCTTCGCCGAGACCGGTTCGGCCCACCTGACCGTCGAGCAGGCCCGCACCGTCCGTGACGCGCTCACCAACTGGCTGAACGAGCACACTGCCGACCGCCCGTCCGTCACCGACGACGCCCGCGCCGAAGCCGAGCGCCGCTGGGGGGATCGCCGCACGTCCGACCGACTGCCCAGCGACTGGCTCGATGAGGGCATGGCATCCGGGTTCGTCCTCGGAGCACAGTGGGCCGCTGGCCGCGCCGAGACGACCACCTGGGTGGCCGCCGACCTGCAGGAAGCCATCAGTGAGAACGAGCGCCTCCGCACCAACCTCTGGGCGCTCCAAGAGCAGGACGAGCGCGCCGAGATCTGGCGGGAGAAAGCCAACCAGTACCACGCCCGCCTCGCCGCCGTTGAAGCGCTAGCCGCCGAATGGGAGCGCGAGAACCGCCGCGGCCCCGCCTCTGACGGCCCCGCAACCGCCTACCTGTACGAGTGCGCCGCCGACCTCCGCGCCGCCCTCGCCACCGACACCACCAAGGAGACCTCATGAGCACCGCCGTCGCGCACCATGTCAGTGTCGAGATCCTCACGACGCTCGACCATGGCCCCGCTGAACTCCGGGGCACTACGGGCTACTTCCGCCCCGAGAAGGCTCGCTGGACGATCAGCCGAGGCTCTCAGTGGGCGCGCACCGAGGACGAGCGCTCACGTCAGTGGAACCGAACCTTCGAGCACGTCGAAGTGTTCGGCCCCAAGACCCGTGCGCCACAAGGCGGCCTGTCTGGCGTCGGATTCTTAGAAGGCATGCACGGCGCGCCCGCGCCGGACTGGCTCACCGCGCAGCGTCCGGCGGCACTTGATGAGGCTGCCCGCTTCCTGACGGCGGTGGCCCGGTGACCGCCGCCGACCGCCCGTCCGTCACCGACGACGCCCGCGCCGAGGCGGGCCGCATCGACCAGATCGACTGCATGGACTGTGGGGCCAAGGCCGTCACGATGCGCCACTTCGATCAGTGCTCTGCGGTATGGGGAGCCGCTGGCCGCGCCGAGCCGACCACCGCGACCACCGAGGACGCCCAGACGGGAACCTTTGAGGCCATCCTCGCCGCGCACCGCGATGAGTACGACTCCGACTGCGGCATGTACTTCGGCTGCTCCTGCGGGTGGGACAACGACGACATCGGGAGCAACGAGGGTTACGTCGAGCACGTCGCTGGCCTGCTCGCTACGGCCCGCACCCGCCCCACCCGCGAGCAGATCGCCAAGGTGCTGGCAGATACCGAACCAGACGTGGCTCCTGGCTACTACGAACCCCAGGCCGACGCGGTGCTGGCCCTCCTGCGGGGTGGCACGTCATGACCGCCCTCATCTGCACCTGCATCCGCGACACCGACCCCCGCTACGTCGCCGTCCCAGACCCCACCTGCACACACCCCACCACCGCAGCTGACCGTGACGCACGACGAGCAGCCACCGCACTAGGCCGACTCATCACCATCACCGCCGCACTCGCCCTCATCACCCTCGGCGTCATCGCCACCACGCCCGGCCAGATCGGATGGCCCACCGCCGCATGGATCACCGGCACCGCACTCATCGCCCGCGTCCTGCACGTCGCAAGCAAGGAGAACCCATCATGAGCACCAGCATCGACAGCGTCACGTCTAACCGCACCGTCCATATCCGCGGCATGCGGGGTGGGGTGGTCGCGATTGATACCACGGCCCCCTATGGCATCGCCTGCATCAACGTCGACCGCGCCGAGCTCATCGCCGCCATCGAGACCGAACTCGACGTCATCGTCATCGCCCGGACCGACCTGCCCGGGGTCAAGATCGTCGCCAACCACGGCATCCGAGCAAAGGACACCGACCGATGAGCACCGCCGACCGCCCGACCGTCACCGACGACACCCGCGCCGCCCTCACCCTGGCCGCCTACCTCATCGAAAGGAACCGGCGATGACCCGAAATCCCGACATCATCAGCTACCGCACACCCGTGGTGATCCGCGCCACCGGCCAAATCGGCACCGTCACCGGCGTGCAGAACTCACCGTTCCACCGGCTGCTGCGGGTCGGCGGGCAGTGGTACCGGCCCTCACAGCTCATCAGGGCAGACGACCCAGAAAGGAGGATGCGGTGAGCAACCGGTACTCCCTCTGGCGCAAAGCCAGCGGCACTCCCGTCTTCTACCACCACACCACCGGCCTGTTGTACGTCACCCCAGAAACCGCCGCCCGAGTGGCCACCCACATGGCCGAGCTGGACACCAGCAACCGGTGGCACCGTATGACCCTCGCTGACCAGAACAACGCCACAGCCCACTACCTCGAACAGGTCCGCGACCTCATCGACCGCACCCCCAACACCGCCAAGGAGGTGGCATAGGTGGCCGTCAGTAAACGCACCCGCTACGAAGTTCTGCGCCGAGACGGGCACTCCTGCCGCTACTGTGGATCCACCGCAGCAGACTCGCCCCTCACGGTCGATCACGTCGTACCCACCGCCCTCGGGGGCGACGACGCACCAGAAAACCTGGTGGCAGCCTGCCGGGACTGCAACGCCGGCAAGGCCGCAAGCGTGCCAGATAGCCAGCTTGTGGACGATGTGAACGAAGATGCCACCCGCTGGGCGAGGGCCATGCGGACAGCCATCGATGAGGCCTTGTTGATCCAAGAGGCCCAGGACGAGTACATCCGAAGCTTCCTGAAGGTGTGGGAGCAGTTCAACCCCGAGCTGGACGAGCTCCCCACCGACTTTGACGGCATAGTCAACTATTGGCGCCGAGTTGGGCTGCCCATCGAGATGGTCACCGAAGCTGTCTATATCGCCTGGAGCAAGACCCACATCCCGCCTCGCGCCGTCTTTCGCTACACCATCGGCGTCGTGCGGAATCGAATCGAGGATGCCCAAAAGCGGGCGACGGAGCTGCTAGACGCTGAAGGAGGTAACGGTGACTCATGACGTCGAGGGCGATGAGGTCCAGTTCGATGGCCGACCATCCATCCGACTCGACAACACAATGCCCGAGAATCCCAAGATCGTCGGACTGTCCGACGCGGCCTTCCGCCTATACATCGAAGCGCTGTGCTGGTGCTCACGGCAGGAAGAGGACGGCATCATTCCCGAGGCGGCAATCAAGAGGCTCGGAAAGGCACGCAGCATCACAGAGTTAGTCACAGCAGGACTGCTCATCGACGCCGGAAGCGAATACATGGTTCACGACTACTTGCGCCATCAGCGCTCTAGGGCCGAGATTACGGCCTTCCGGCAATCCAGGGCAGAGCGTGGCGAGCTTGGAGCGCACAAGAGGTGGCACGTTGCCACCCGCAAGAAGTCGAAAGACTGCGCCTACTGCACCGGAGAGAAGATGGCGCCAAATGCATAGCAGTAGCCATAGCAGTAGCCATAGCTGCTGTCATGCCAGGGCCAATGGCAAACCCGTAGCTAGCGATGGCATAACCAGACCCATACCCATACTCATACTCAAGTCTTCTTATTACTCACCTTGGTATGAGGTTCTTTCCGTAAGAGGTACTTCAAGCGTCAAGCGTCACTTACGTAATGCCCGCGACTGCCACGGTTTGACGATTGGACCTGATCCCAATGCCTAACCAACAAGAGACCCAACGCATCGCAGCAGTCATGCACGCACTCCGCCCCGAATGGCGACCTAACAGCCTGGAAACGTTCCTCGCACGTCACCACGGCAACAGGTCCTATGCCGACCTGCTGATAGCAGCTGTCGTCGTCGCCATGGACGAACGCACCAAGACACCCGAGCTACTCAACCAGCACGGCCGCTGGTGGGTCGCGGCACAGCAAGTGTTCACCGCTGAGGCCACCCCCACAGTCGGCCCCGGCAAGGAACCCCGCTGCGAGGTCTACGGCCATGAGTTCCAAGCCGCCCGGACATGCGCCCACTGCCGCACCGAGCGCCTCGCCACCGGCACCTGGCCCACCGGCACCCGCCACCAGCAGGCAGGACCCAGCGACCACCAGCCCGACGCCCGCACACTCGCCGCCAACGACCACGGAGACGAACGATGACCGACACCTACATGCTCGACCAGGCCCGCCAGGACCTTGCCAACGTCGAAGCCGACCGCGACCGCGCCCGGACCATCGCCGTGCACCTGGAGCAGGAGGTGGCCATGCTCACCACCGAGCGGCACAGGTTCGCCGAGGACTACGCCGAGCTGGCCGCTGAGCACGCCCGAGCCCTGCGCACCGCCAACGTTTACGGGTCCGTGCTGGAACAGGTGGGGCTGCTGCAAGAGCACTACGCCGCCGGGCCCGACCCTGACCCCCAGTACTGGGATATTGCCGAGCACCTTCAGCGCATCCTCGACGGGGCGACGTTCGCGGAGGTTCGGGATGCCTGACCACTGCAACCTGTGCCCATTCCGAGGCTGTGACGGCTGCCAGCACCAGGGAGACAGTGATGCGACTGCTAGCGATTGACCCCGGACCCACTGAGAGCGGATGGGTCATCATCGACACCCACACTCGCCAGCCTCTGAGGTTCAGCAAGACCGAGAACACCGACCTGGAAGCCCGCATCTGGGCAGACCCCGACCTGCACGCAAACCGGGCCGTGATCGAGATGGTGGCCTCCTACGGCATGGCTGTGGGAGCCGACGTGTTCGATACGTGCGTGTGGATCGGCCGGTACGTCTCAGCGTTGCGCGGCACACTCGGGGCCGTCCCGGACCTCATCAAGCGGCAGCCCGTCAAGCTTCACCACTGCCACTCCCCCAGGGCTAAGGACGCCAACATTCGGCAGGCGTTGGTGGACCGCTTTGCACCGGGTGAGCCGAACCACGGCAAGGGCACGAAGGATGAGCCGGGGTGGTTCTACGGCTTCCGGGCCGACGTGTGGGCCGCTTACGCGCTGGCTGTGTACGCCGCCGACACGAGAGAGCACAAGGAGGCAGGCAAGTGACCAAACACCACCACCAGGAAGCGCAGGAGCGGCCAGGAGCGGCTGGGAGGGGCCGATCCGCACCCGAGTTACACCCATGGGATTCTAGGCGCTCAGCAAGCGCTTACCGTAGGCAGGAGGGCGACCGATGACCGACGCCGCCGCCCTCGCCGCATCCATCACGGCGCTACTAGCCATCATGTGGGCCGTGCTCCGGGGCATCGACTGGCTCAGCGACCGGAGGGCCAACGGCGGGGAGCTGCCCGAACCGACCACCGCCGGCACCTGGACGTGCGAGGACTGCGGCGCAGAAGTACCCCTCGAAATCACCGGACGCACCGTCGTGGTCGAGCTGGATACCACCGATGCGGAGCTGCACGAGATGACACACGAGGAGGCGCCGTGAACCGACGACCCCTATGCCTTATCGGCATCCATAACCGGACCTGGAAACTCCACACCGACCAGTCCATCCCTGACTACGAAACCTACGCCCACCGGTGCAGCGTGTGTGGGCACATCAAGGAGTTCGTCAGCGTGCACACCAGCCGCATCGGCGAGCTGGACCTGGTGCTCACACCCAGCCTCGCTCGGTCTTGCGAGGCCAAACATGCCGCTGAGAGCTCACAGGAGCCGATCTCCCGGCCTGGGGGCGCTGACACGGGGATGGAACCACACAGGCCCAGTTCATCCCGCCAGAAAGGCACACAGCGATGATTCAATGTTGGAGGACAAAGTGACCGACGCCCGCCAAGAGCCCGCACACCTCACCGTCGCCCGCGACCTACGCGACATCGCCGACCACTGGCCCGCCCTGCTCACCCGCCTCGCCAAACAGGGGCAGCGGACCGAAGGTGGCGGCAAAGTCAAACCAGGGTCGGCGCTGCCCATCGACGCCCACGTCTCCACCGTCAAAGGCGAAGTCGAGGACTGGCTGATGTTTCTAACACGCTGCCTGATGGATGAGTCGAACTGGCAACCACCACCAGACATCTCCACCCCCGGCCTGCTACGCCACATCGCCACCTGGCGCATCGGCCACTTCACCGACCACCCAGACGAAATGCTCGCCCAAGCCATCACCGATGACGCCGACCACTACGCCCACCTTGTGCGCAAGACCGCCAACCCCTCCGGCGTGCGCAAGATCCCGCTGCACGTGGCTTGCCTCGAACATGCCACCGACGACCAAGGCGCCCGGGTGCCCTGCCCCGGTGAGTACCACACCATGCTGATCCCCGACCGGGACATCCAAGACATGGTGTGCAGCGAGGACTCCACCCACCGGATGAGCCCATGGGAATGGGCCAGGGGACTGCGGCGCGGAACTATTGCGCAACGGGATCGAATGGAAGGATTGGGAGCATGAGGATGATCTGGCTCCGCCCCGACGAAGCCGCTGCCTGGCTGCGCACCACCGTGGCCAACGTCCATGTCCTCGCCCACCGCCGCCGCTGGCGTCGCCAAGGCCACGGCCTCACACTGCGCTACCACTGGGACGACGTGAGCGCCGAAGCGACGCGCCGACGACTACATGAGCCAATCGGTGCTTGACATGCTGTAAGTTGGTTCATCAGATGGTGGTGCAGTATCGCCAAGTGCCACCCCACCCCCGGTCGAGCACAGTTCCCGGTTAGGCAGCCTTAGCAGCCTCGTTCACCTTGGCGGCGAACTCCCGAGCCTTAGCCTCTTCGCCACGCGGCACCTCGACAGTCCAGAAAGACTCCGGGCCCTCAACCGTCAACCACGACTCACCCCCGGACTTCTTCTTAAATAGAAGACCCCCGACCCCACCCATGGCAACCAGCCGGGTAGCCGTGACCCGCTTCTCCAGGGCCGACCCCGACTCCACCTGAGCCGACACCCCCACCAGGGGCACCCGCTCATTACCCACCCCCGACTCCTTCACCCGACCCACCTCACCCGACCCGTACAGGGTGAGCGTGCGGCACGTCGTCCGACCGGGCCAAGGGCAGCCTTCCCCCAAGGATACGAACAATGGCCACATCACGGACGGGAACGGCGAAGTATTTGCGCAACAGCGCCAACGCCAAGCGCCGAGCCCAGCGCGACGGACTCACACACTGCCCAGGTGTGAACGATCGACCATGCGGTGTGGAGCTGGACTACGACACGCCGAGACAGTCGAACAGTGCCGAGACAGACCACATCCTCGAATACCGGTTCGGCGGCACCGACGACGCCGACAACCTGAGGGTCATCTGTCGTGGGTGCAACCTAGGGCGGAACGCCAAAGAACCAGTGCCAGTGCCGGCCGCAGACCAGTTCCCGACCTCCCGAGCCTGGTAGAGGTCAAGGAAGGGTCAAGACGGAGGCCGCAAGTAAAGTAAAGGTCAAGGGTGGGGACTTCCACCGCCCCCCGACGCCCGGCCCGTACCCCGGGCATAGCGAACTCTCTCCCTAGCGCTTTTTTCCATAGAACTGACCAAAGGCGCCCTTGCCCCTGCCGCCTGCCCAAGGAGGTGGTTCCCGTGTCTCGCAGCAGCCTTAGCGTGGTGAAGCCTGGCGATAAGCCGGAGAAACAGAAGCGGGTGACGATCCTCGAAGCTGCGGAGGCTGGGGATCGACTAGCTGAGCTGGTGGCGATGCGCCGCCGTCTGGCCAAGGCGCTGGACGATCCGAACTGTCCGCCTCGTGACATGGCGGCACTGTCGCGTCGTCAGTTGGAGATCGGGCGAGAGATTGACGCTGTAGAGGTTGCTGCCAAGAAGGAGGCCGATGACAACCGTCACGCCACCGAGGCAGAGGCATGGGACGAATCGGCTATCTGAAGTAGCTAGACATCTGGTCGCGCCGACCGGGATCGTCAAGACGTACTGGAATGCAGTACGCGATCAGTGTGTGGACCTCGGGCTGGCGTTTGATCGTTGGCAGGATGGTGCTGGCCGGCTGATTTTGTCTCAGCGACAGAATGGGCGATTCGCTGCTGGCATCGGCGGGGTGCATCTTTCTTGGCCCCGGCAGGTCGGCAAGACCTACCTCATCGGCGCTATCGTCATCGCCTTGTGTCTGCTGCGACCAGGGATGCTTGCTCTCTGGACCGCCCATCACGGCAAGACGATCAATGAGACATTCCGGGCGATGCAGGCGATGGCGAACCGCTCGAAGGTGGCGCCCCACGTCCTGAAGGTGGTAACCGGTAATGGTGATGAGGGCATTGAGTTCCGTAACGGTTCGCGCATCCTGTTCGGCGCCCGCGAGCACGGCTTCGGGCTGGGCTTCTCCAAGGTATCCCTGTTGGTGTTCGATGAGGCTCAGCGGCTCACGCAGCGGGCGATAACCGACATGGTGCCGACCACGAACGCTGGGGATAACCCGCTGGTGTTCTACGTCGGCACGCCGCCGCGCCCAGAGGATCGTGGTGAGGTTTTCGTTTCCCGTCGCAAGAAGGCCCTAGATGTGGAGGCGCAGCGGGCTAGTGGCGACGAGCCTAGGTACAACGCGCTGTATATCGAACTGAGCGCGGATCGCACCATTGCCCCGGACGTCTTGGATTGGAGCCAGGTCGCCAAGGCGAATCCATCTTATCCGCACCGTGTAGACGCTGATGCAGTCGAGCGCATGTGGGAGCAGCTGGGGTCTGAAGATTTCTGGCGCGAGGGTTACGGGATCTGGGATGACCACGGAGTGAAGTTGTGGCAGGTCGTGGGCGAGCGGCACTGGGTTAACTGCGAAATCCCGCCAACATCTGCCCCGACCGACGGCACCTTGGTCTTCGCGGTGAAGTTCTCTGCTGATGGTGAGCGTGTTTCGTGCGCTGTGGCTTTGCGGCCGGATGAGGGTCCGGTGCATGTGGAGTCCTTCGGCGTGGTGAGCATGGCTGAGGGGACTGCTGGCCTGGTGTCTTGGCTGTCGGAGCGGTGGCGTAAGGCGTCGAAGATCTTTCTGGATGGCAAGGCGGGCACTGGTGACCTGGTGCAGCAGTTGGTGGCCGCTGGGGTTTCTCGCCGGCGGTTGCATGTTGTGTCAACGGATGAGGCGATCACGGCTCATGCGGGGATGCTGCGGGCGATCCAGGAGGCCGACGTTACTCACCTCGCTCAGCCGGGCCTTGATGCTCAGGTCCGGGTGGCCGGTAAGCGCAAGATCGGGAACGCCGGCGGGTGGGGCTGGCAGGCAGTGACCCCGGACGGCGACGTGACAGCACTGGATGCGGTGACATTGGCCCGCCACGCAGCGATGACAAGTAAACGCCGGGGTGGCGAGGGTCGAACGAGTAGTGGTAACAGGACAACTTCAAGCGGCAGGGTGGGGGTGGTGATGTGACTGAGACGATCCGCATCCCCGAGTTGGGCGACGACACGAACGACCTGCTGAACGGGCTCAATGCCCGCCTGGATGATCTGGCTGCCAAGAATGTGAAGCTGGACGCGTCCTACGACGCTGAGAGGAACCTCAGCCGCACGTTCGGCGGGGTGGTCCCTGAGCAGTACTACCGCCTCGGGCTAGTCCTGGGCTGGTCGGCGAAGGCCGTGGACGCTCTGGCTCGCCGCTGCAACCTTGATGGCATGGTGTGGCCCGATGGGGATCTTGACTCACTGGGTTATCGGGAGTTGTGGGACGGCAACCGTTTGGGCGCGGAGACTGATCAGGGCATCACTTCCGCGTTGATCCACGGTCTGGCTTTTGTGGTGGCTGCCCAGGGCGAGCCGGGCGAGCCTGGTGGGCTGGTGCACTACTACTCGGCCTCCAATGCGACCGGGGTCAGGAACTCTCGCACACGGCGTCTAGAGAACCTGCTGGCGGTCAACGAGCGGGACGAGGATGGTAGCCCTTCAGCGCTGACGTTGTACCTGGATGGCCGCACTGTCACTGCGAGCCGCGATGGGGGCAAGTGGGAAGTTGAGGATGACGCCCATCACCCGTTCGGGGTGCCCGCCGCGCCGCTGGTGTACCGGCCCAGGTTGAACAAGCCACTGGGGCGTACTCGCCTTACCCGGCCGGTGCTTGGCATCCAGGGGGCGGCCACACGGGCCCTGGTTCGCCTTGAGGGCCACATGGACGTTTACGCCTACCCGGAGTTCTGGCTGCTCGGCGCGGGCATCGACGTGTTCAAGAATGCTGACGGCACGACGATGTCGGAGATGCAGCGGCTCCTGGGGCGGATGAAGGGCATCCCGGACGATCAGCACGAGGACGACCCGGCCCTGGCCAGGGCTGATGTGAAGAAGTTCGACGCGTCCTCCCCAGAACCCCACTTGGCTGCGATCAACGCCTATAGCAAGCTGTTTGCTCGGGAGACTGGGCTGCCGGATTCGGCGGTGGCGATCACCGACTTCGCTAACCCAACCTCGGGTGAGTCTTATGACGCTTCCCAGTATGAGCTGATCGCTGAGGCTGAGGGCGCCGTGGATGAGTTTGACCCGGCGTTGCAGCGGATCGTCCCGATGGCTCTGGCGATGCAGAACGGCCTGAGCGAGGTGCCGCCCGAGTGGGCCTCGATCACTCCGAAGTGGAGGGACCCGCGCTACCAGACCCGTGCAGCAATGGCTGACGCAGGCCAGAAGCAGCTGGCGGCCGTCCCCCGTCTCGCTGAGACCGAGGTTGGATTGGAGCTGCTGGGCTTGAGTGAGCAGCAGATTGACCGGGCGCTGGCAGACTTCCGGCGCACTGAGAGCAGGGCCCTGCTGCGGAACCTCAGCCAGGGTGACGGTGGTGAGGTGCCGGCGGAAGAAGAGCCGTCCTTGAATGAGAGGGCTACTGCGTTCGGTGCGATGGTCCGCTCTGGTGCGACCTCTGAGTCGGCCGCCCAGTTCGCCGCGGGGCAGATCACCATTGACCAGATCGTGATGCGTCCCGGTTTTATGCCGGTGACGATCCGGTCTGAGTCGAGTGAGGACTAGTCCGGCATGGTCACCCCTGCCGATGCCCAGCAGTTGCGGCAGGCCCAGCGGGGCGTGCAGCGGCTCGTGGAACGGGACCTACGGGCATTCTGGGGCACCCTGGATCTGAACCGCCCAGGGGCAGCCAGGGACGCTCTGTTGGGGTTCGTCCCGGAGCTGACCAGAACCTACGGGGACGCTGCGGCAACGGTGGCTGCTGACTGGTATGACGACCAGCGAGCGGCCGCTGGAGCGACTGGCCGATACCGGGCGCAGCTAGCCTCACCGGCCAGCGCGGACCGTGTGCAGCAGAGGGTTCGCTACGGCGCGGGCCACCTGTTCACGCCGAACCCTGAGCAGACGTTGGTGTTCCTGGATTCGGCCGTGCAGGGCTATGTGGCCCAACCTGGCCGGCTGACCATCCGTGACAGCGCGTTGGCTGACCCGGCAGCAGCGGGGTGGCAGCGTGTGACCCAACCCAATAGCTGCAAGTTCTGTCGGATGCTGGCCGGCCGTGGCGGGGTGTACAAGCGCGAGACCGCGACGTTCGCCTCTCACGATGACTGCAACTGTGCGGCAGTGCCGTCCTGGGACCCTGACGCCCCCGAGGTTGGGGTGGAGCAGTACCAGGCTTCGGTGCGCATCCAAGACCTGCGTGACCGTGCTGCCGAGGGCAGCCAGGAGGCGCAGCGCCAACTGGATGCCCACCGGTCCCGGGTCCGCGAGTTCGTCGCAGACATGGATAACTGATGCCTCGCAGGGTGCTAGTGGCAGGCCCGCCCGTGTCTGGTAAGTCCACCTACGTCCGCGAGCGTGCGCGCCCGGGTGACGTGGTCCTTGACTATGACCAGATCGCCCGCGATCTCGGTTCGCCCGACCCCTGGGATCACCCGAGAGGCATCCAGAAAGCAGCTGAGGCGGAGATGCAGCGTCGGCTGGCTGATTTGCCCCCTGATCGTGACGCCTGGATCATCCGGTGCGCACCAGGTCCCGAGCGCGTGTCGCTCGCTGAGCAGATCGGCGCCGACGTCGTCCTGTTGGACGTGTCCGCCGACGAGGCGAAAGCCCGTGCAGAGCGTGACGGCAGGCCGCCGTGGACGCCATCGGCCATCGACAAGTGGTGGCGAATCCATAACCAAAATCTTCCTCGCTCAAGCGGGGGTACGCCGACGCCTGGCGGTCAACAGGCGGTGCCCAGGAGGAATAAGAGCATGCCTGAAGAGCAGCAGAACGAGCAGCCTAATGACGACACCGGCAAGGGTGGCGGCGATGGGTTCAAGCCGATCACTTCCCAGGAAGACCTGAACGCCATCATCGGTGAGCGGGTCTCCAGGGCCAAGGCTCAGTTTTCCGACTACGACGACCTGAAAGCCAAGGCGGCCCGGCTCGATGAGATCGAGCAGGGCGACAAGACCGAGGCGGACAAGGCCAACGAGCGGATCAGCAGCCTGGAGAAGGAACTGAAGCAGTCGAAACACGACGCGCTGCGGTCCCGAGTGCAGGCCAAGTTCAGCATCTCTGACGACGACGCATCACTGTTCCTCACCGGCGACGACGAAGAGTCGCTGACCAGGCAGGCCAAGCGCCTGGCTGAGCGTGACTCTGACCGCAACAAGCAAGGCAACCGCGCCCCCTACCAGGGACGCACCCCCGACAAGCCCCAGAACGGCGACGAGCGCGAGACCGTGCGCTCGCTGTTCGGGGCATAAACCAGGAAGGAACACCGTCATGGCCGTCTTTGGCACTTCTGACGCCCAAGTTCTCCTGCCTCGGAACATCGCCGACGGCATGATCGAGGCGTCCCGCAGCACCTCCACCGTCGCCCGGCTCTCCAACCAGGAGCCGCAGCGGTTCGGTGAGGTGGACTACATCACCTTTAACGACTTCCCCAAGGCCGAGTTCGTGGAGGAGGGCGCCGACAAGGCATCCACTTCCGGCGGGTTCGGGTCGGTCACCGCCAAGCCCCACAAGGCTCAGGTCACCATGCGCTTCAACCAGGAAGTGCAGTGGGCTGATGAGGACTACCAGCTGGGCATCCTCAACTCCCTGAGTGGCGCTGGTAGCACCGCGCTGTCTCGCGCCTTGGACCTGGGGCTGCTGCACCGGATCAACCCCCTGACCGGGAATGTGATCAACGGGTGGGACAACTACGTCACTGCCACCACTAAGCGTGTGGAGCTCGGCGGTGGTGAGGCTGACGCTGACTTCCGCTCCGCCGTAGGTCTGCTGGTGAACGACTCTCCGACCGTTTCGGTGAACGGTGCCGCATTCGATCCGAAGTTCTCCTGGGCGCTGTCGGAACTGATGAGCCGGGACGGTGCTGGCGAGACCAGTCAGCAGCGATACCCGCAGCTTGGGTTCGGCACGGACGTGTCGAACTTCATGGGCGTGCCTATCGCCCAGGGTGACACCGTTTCGGGCACCCCGGAGGCTGACGATACCGGCATTCGCGCCATCGTTGGTGACTTCACCAACGGCATCCGTTGGGGTGTGCAGCGCAACCTGCCGGTTGAGCTGATCCGCTTCGGTGACCCGGATGGTCAGGGCGACCTGAAGCGCAAGAACCAGATCGCGCTGCGGCTGGAAATTGTGTTCGGCTGGTACGTCTTCGTCAACCGGTTCGCCGTGGTGGAGACCGGAAGCGATGTGGAGGGCTGAAATGCCTCGCCTTCGCAACACCCGAACCGGGTCCGTCGTGAACGTCGATAACGCCACGGCGGCCCGGCTCGGGGCCGAGTATGAGCCGCTGGACAAGCCGGAACCTGCAAAGCCCACGAGGCGGCGCAAGGCCCCGGCCAAGCCTGCCGAGAAGTAACAGGAGGCGGTGAGGATGGGGCAGTTCATCAGCCCAGAGGACCTAGAGCCATTCGCCGA